GTATTGTGTTAGTTTTAAGTTTATCATATATTTAAAATTTTATAATCGTTATTACCGAAATAAACAGTTAGTTTATTATTCTCTTTAGCTTTCCTAAAAATTTCTTTATCATCAGAAATTAAGATGCCATAATCACCGCAATCAAATGATGAGATAAATTCTTCAACATGACCGCTAGTAGCTAATCAAACCCCAACAGTAGCACCGCCATTCATTCCCATACCAACAACAGGAACTGTATTTGTTTCTAATGTCAAACCCTTGAAGCTACGATTTAACAATTTACAATCGATTGTTATTGCTTTGTTGTAAATATAATATTGCTTATAAAAAAAACCCAAAGGAATAATAAGAATTAAAATTGAAGCAAGAATAAAATAAGTATAATCAAATTTACTATACTTAAGTTCTTTAGGATATTTAATTAGTGGAGGTAAAAAACACATAATTTTTTATTTATAATTATTAATTGATATCGTATCATCTTTTTTCCAAGCCTCGTGCAATTTCTGAAGCTCAAATAAATTAGCGACTTGGATTTTATTGGTTAAATATAAAATTGTTAAATCTTTGTGTAGTAAATTCCAGACTCGATTACCTACTCCGTAATTTCTCCATTGGTCACAAACTCCAGCTCCATAATTATTCTGTAATGCAAATTGTTTTATTTGCCCGTGGTAAGGTAAATCGTTTTTATATTTTTTTAATATCCATCTAAATAAATAATAACTTCCATTAAATTTAATGCTTAAATCGACTTTCTCACTGTGAATCATAGTTTTTAGTGTTGATGATTTTTTTTAAATAGCATAAAAATACAAATACATTTTTTAAAAGCAAATATTATTTTTAATGAAAAAAGAAATTAAATCACTTTCGTTTGAGCTAAAAAGTATTCAAGAAGATGAAGAGTATTTTACTTTTGATGGATACGCCTCAACTTTTGGCAATGTAGACTTTGGCGATGATGCAATAATTAAGGGCGCATTTTTAACTTCACTTGCAAAAAATTCATCAGTTCCAATTTTGTGGCAACATCAAATGAGTGAGCCCATCGGAAAATCTATTGAACTATATGAAGATGATAAAGGTTTGTATATAAAAGGCAAACTACCAAAAAAAGATACTCTTGTTTCTGGTCGCATTATTCCGCAAATGAAAGTTGGTTCAATTCGTGAAATGTCAATTGGTTTCTTTACTAGAGATTCCGAAATGGACAAAGGAATAAGATTGATTAAAGAAATTGAGCTATACGAAGTTTCATTGGTAACTAAAGCAATGAACCCACAAGCAATAGTTAGCGGTTTTAAATCAATGGAATCAATAAGAGATATAGAGCAATCTTTAAAAGATATGGGATTGTCAAACTTAGAAGCAAAAACTTTGATAAGCAAAGTAAAAGAATTTTCTAGCCAGCGTGACGCTGAAGAAAAAGCTCATCGTGATGATGAAATAAAACAAAAAGTCATAAACGACTTAAACAGTTATATTATTAATTTAAAAAATAAATAAAATGTCAGATTTTGAAAAAAAACACATGGACGCTTTAAACGCTCTAAGGGACGAATCAAAAAAACTTTCTCCTGAGCAAAAAGCTGATATCAATAACCTTCTTGATATGCAAGAAGAAAAAAGCCAAGCTAAATTTAGAGAAATCAGCGAAAAATCTAAAAAGATTGAAGAGCTTGAAAATCGTTATAATTCTTTAGAAGCCGACCTTAAAAGAGGATTAGGTGGAGAAGAAAAACAAGCTAAAACTAATGAGTTAAAAGCTTTTGAAATTTACTTGCGTAAACAATCACAATTTTTAGGTCAAGAAGAGCTAAAATATTTAAGAACCGATGTTGATTCTCAAGGTGGTTATTTATTGCCGACCGAACTAGATGCGGAAATCATTAAAAAGATTACTGAAATTTCTAATATTCGTTCAGTTGCAAGAATTCGCCCAATGAGTTCTAAATCTCTTGGCATGCCAACTCGCTCAACAATTGTTTCTGCTGGAATGGTTGGAGAAGGTCAAACAGATACTTATTCTAATTCAACTTACGGCTTAGAAAAATTGTATGCAAAAAAAGGACAAGTGACAGTCGCTTCAACAATTGAAGAATTGGAAGATACTTCATTTGATGTAGCTAATCTTATTATGCAAGATGTCGGCGAAGAAATGGCTCAACTTGAAGGAGCTCAATTTACCTTAGGGTCTGGTGCTGGCAATAACTGCGAAGGTTTTATGACTAATGCAAATATTGCTGAAGTTAATTCGGGTGTAGCTGATGCAATTACTTTTGATTCTCTAATTACTTTAACTGGAGAGCTTAAAACTGGATACGCTCCAATTTATGGCATGAACAGAAAAACATTAGCGATTGTTCGTAAATTGAAAGATGGAAGTGGTCAATATATCTGGCAAGCTGGAAATCTAAGCGCTGGAGTTCCTAACCAAATTTTAGGATATAATTATATTGAAATCCCTGACATGCCTAATATCGGTGCTGGAACATTTCCTGTGATTTACGGCGACTTCAGAAGAGGCTATACTATCGGTGATAGAAAAGGCTTAACAATGATTCGTGACGAAGTGACTCAAAAGAAAGACGGTAAAGTAGAATTCACTTTCTACAAAAGATTTGCTGGCATGGTTACTCTTCCAGAAGCTTTTGTTAAATTAAAAATTGCTGCTTAATGTAGCTGGAGGGGTTCGCCCCTCCTTTTTTCAACTTAAATAAATTTTATGTCAAGCGTAGATCAAAAAAACAACATTAGTGTAAAAAATGCACTAAATATTCAAGCAATTTCAACAAACGCAACCACTGCTGGCGTTGAGATTGATACTAAAGGTTTTGAATCGCTAACTTTTGTTATTGAAACAGGAGCTAGAACAGACGGAACCGTTACCCCACTTATTCAAGAATCTGATACTTCGGGTTCTTATAGTGGTTCAGTTGACGATAATGATTTGATTGGAACTGAGGCTTTAGCCGCACTTTTAACAGCTCAAGCTCGTTCAATTGTTGGTTATGTTGGTAAAAAAAGATATGTTAAATTATCTTTAGTTTCAACCATAGTAACTTCTGGCTTAACAGCTGGAGCGACTGCAATTCTTGGAAATGCTCGTAGCAATCCAGTTGCATAGTTAATTAGAGGGGCGTAAAAACCCCTCTTTTTTAAATTAAATTTATACTATATGTTAATAAAAGTATTAAAAACAACCAAAGGTGCAAAAAATAAAAATGGTATTGAATGCCAAGAATATTTAGCTAATCAAACTTATGAAATTTTTGATGAATTAGCGGAAGTGTTTATATCAAATGGCTGGGGAGTTAAAGCAATTGATAATCTCGAAGAAGATAAAATTGAAATTCAAGAGGAAAAAGCTTTAGATATTTTAGAAAATAAAGCAATTGATAATCTCGAAAATAAATCTACTAAAACAAAAAAAGGTAAATAATTATGTCAAATGTATCAAACTATTTTAAACAACCCGCTTCTAACTCAACAGATAATGAATTAATTGTTGGCGGAACTATTAAAACTGAAGCTGGAGAATCATTAAAAAAAGTTATTCTTAACACTTTTATTGACGATATCTCAACTGCTGGTCAAATTTATGTAGTGTCTCCAGTTGCTGGAACAATTACTAAAATTTACTCAGTAATTAATGGTGCAATCACTGGTGCGAATACTATTCTTACTCCAAAAATTGGAGGAACTGCTATAACTGGCGGTGCAATTACTATAGCTTTCTCAGGTTCTGCAGTAGGTGATGTCGATTCATCAACTCCAACCGCTTTAAATGCGATAACAGCTGGAAGTGCCATTGAAATTGAAACCGATGGTGGCTCAACTGGAACGGTCAAAACAGTTTTAACAATTGAAATTACTTTAAGCTAATGAGTATATCAGAATTTGGGTCAAATCTTTGCTTTGAAGCAAATGCGACTATTGCGGTAGGACAAACAAAATCTAACGCAATTGATTTATATGGAACTTCAATAGTTGGGTTTATAACTGACGCAAATTTAACAGGCACCGCCTTAACATTTGAGGGAAGCGAGACTCTTACTGGAACTTATGTGACAATTCATAATAACAGTGGTGCAATTAGTCGAACCGTAGGGACTTCTAAATATTATCTTGAATCTTCGGTTGATACTTTTAAGGGATTAAGATTCTTAAAGGTTGTTTCTGGAACTATTCAAGCGA